CCGCCTCGGCCATTGCGACCAGCTGCGCCAGCCGGCCGCGGTTGCGCCTGTGCAGGTCGGCCGAGAAATCCGGGACGGGGGGCAGTTCGCCGCGCTCGGCGGCCTCGCGGATCGCCGCGAACTTGCCTGGCCCGGCATGCGGGGCCTTCGGGACCGGGGCCGCGGCGGCGCGGGCCTTGCGCCCCGCCGGCTCGGTCAAACCCTGGCTCAGATAACCGACAATGTCCGGAACCTCGGACGCGGCGCGGCCCAGCTTGAAGCCTTCCGGCAGGTCGAGGACGTCGTCCTCCGGGGCCTCGGCCGTGGGCGCCTTGGCCGCCGGCTCGATGCCCGGGACCGCATATTCGAAGTCGTGGTAACGGGCGAAGGCCTGGCCGGCCTCGTCGCGGACCGTCATGCGGATGACGAACCCGCCCTCGACGCGCTCGACGGTGAAATCCTCGGCCTTGCAGCTGCCCGGATACTGTTCGACGATCGCGCGGACCTTGCGGTTGGCGTTCGACTTGACTGTGAACACGTGCGCCATTTTGGTCTCCCCTGGATTGCTAAGTCTCTGGCAGAGATCGGTTTTTCGCTCCCGCCACGATCAGGCTTACTCCGATCGGCGGGCCCAGCAAGCGATCGAAAAGCGATCGCGCGAAATAAAGATCGGCCTCAACGAGGAGCTTGAAACGTGGCTGCCAAGCCCGGGCGTCCGGCCCACGTCCCGACCGAAAAGGACCGCAAGACGGTCGAGGCGATGGCCTCGTATGGCATCCGCCAGGAGGAGATCGCGCTGGTGCTGGGGGTCAGCGAGCCGACACTGCGCCAGCATTACCGGCGCGAACTCGCCGTCGCGGCGATCAAGGCCAACGCCAAGATGGCCGAGAGCCTGTTCCTCCAGGGCATGAGCAAGGGGCCGGGGGCGCTGGGCGCGAAGATTTTCTGGCTGAAATGCCGCGCCGGCTGGGTAGAGGCCAAGGCCGCCTCGGCGGAGGCCGCGCCGGGCTACGTGTCGAAGAAGGAGCGGGCCGCGTCGGCGGCGGAGACCGCCGGCGTCGGCACGGAGTGGGGCGACGACCTGACCCCTCGCGCGCTGAACTGAATGGCGGAGTGGTCGACCGCGGTCCCCGACTGGGAGGACCGGATCCTTTCGGGGCGCTCGCTCGTCCCGGCGCTGCCGCTCAACCGCGCCGAGGCCGACCGGGCCCTGCGCGTCTTCAAGCGGCTGAAAGCCCCCGACATCGTCGGCAAGCCGACGATGGCCGAAGTCGCGGGCAAATGGTTCCTCGAGATCGTCGAGGCGATCTTCGGCGCCTACGACCCCGCCGCCGGCGTCCGCCGGATCAGCGAGGTTTTCGTGGTCGTTCCGAAGAAGAACGGCAAGTCGAGCTATTCCGGCTCGCTCGCGCTGACCACGCTCATCGTCAACCGGCGGCCGGCGGCGGAGTTCCTGTTCGTCGCGCCGACCAAGACCATCGCCAACATCGCCTTTCGCCAGGCCGAGCTCACCATCAAGGCGGACCCGGCGCTCGCGGCTTTGTTCCACGTGCAGACCCACATCCGGCGCATCACGCACCGCAACACCGACGCGATCGCCGAGATCAAGGCGGCCGACACCGACGCGATCACGGGGGGCAAGAACACCTATACGCTGATCGACGAGACGCACGAATTCGCCGCCAAGCCGCGCGCCGACCAGGTGTTCGTCGAGGTGCGCGGCGCGCTCGCCGCCCGCCCCGACGGCTTCCTGATCCAGCTGACGACGCAATCGAAGGCGCCGCCGGCCGGCGTGTTCAAGGCCGAGCTCGAGGTCGCCCGGGCGGTGCGCGACGGCGAGCTCAAAAAGCCGCTGCTGCCGGTCCTCTACGAGCTGCCGGCGCGCGCCAGCGCCGACGGCGGCTGGAAGGACCGGCGCTTGTGGCCGCTGGTCAACCCGAATTTCGGACGCTCGGTCTCGCCGGCGTTCCTCGAGGACCAACTGGTCACCGCCGAGCGCATCGGCGCCGAGGCGCTGGCGCTCCTGGCCTCGCAGCATTTCAACGTCGAGATCGGGCTTTCGCTGCGCGCCGACCGCTGGGCCGGCGCGGACCATTGGCTGAAGGCCGCCGACCCGGCCCTCACCCTCGAGGCGCTGATCGAGCGCTCGGAGGTGCTGGCGGTCGGCATCGACGGCGGCGGCCTCGACGACCTCCTCGCTCTCTCCGTCGTCGGTCGCGAGGCGGAAACCAAGCGCTGGCTCGCCTGGGGCAAGAGCTTCGTGCACGTCGAAGGCCTGCGCCGCCGCAAGTCGATCGCCGCGACGCTGATCGACTTCGCCGCCGCCGGCGAGCTCGTCGTGGTCGACCAGGCGGGGCCGGTCCCGGCGGGCGAAATTCAGGGCCGGATCGATTCCGGCGCGGAAATTTTTTCGCCCTCAAACGAGGACGAAAAAAGTTACGCGGGCCCGGAGCCGAGTTCGGTCAACCAGATTCCCGGCGCGGCGGCCTCGGATCAACCGACTTCCGATTTTTCGCCCTCAAATGAGGCGGAAGAATCGGAAGTGGAGCTTCCGCCCGACATCGCCGAGCTCGTCGCCGTCGTGCGCGTCTGCGAGGAGAGCGGCAAGCTCGCCGTGGTCGGGCTCGACCCGGCCGGCTTAGGGCTCATCGTCGACGGGCTCGCCTCGATCGGCGTCGTCGAGGCCCCGGAAGGCGAGCGCTCGCGCGTCGTCGGCGTCAGCCAGGGCTTCAAGCTGATGGGGGCGATCAAGACCGCCGAGCGCAAGCTGCTCGACGGCACGCTCGTTCACGCCGGCCAGGCGCTCCTCGCCTGGGCGGTCGGCAACGCCAAGACCGAACTCAAGGGCAACGCGGTCATGATCACCAAGCAGCTCGCCGGGGCGGGCAAGATCGATCCGCTGATGGCCCTGTTCGACGCGGTGGCGCTCATGTCGACCAATCCGGAGCCGCCGCCGCTCGGCGGCCCCTCGGTCTACGAGAGCCGCGGCTTCCTGGTCGTCTGAAGGTGGGCGCGCTCTCCTGGCTCACGGCCACCTTCGGCCGCCGGCAAAAATCCGCCGCCGCCGGCGGCGCGGCGCTGGCGACGCAGGGCTGGCTGCCGACCCTCGGCGCGACGCCGTCGGCCTCGGGGATGCTCATCTCCCAGGCGACGGCCATGTCCGTGTCCACCGTCTACGCCTGCGTCACCATCCGCGCGCAGAACGTCTCCCGCTGCACGCCGCGCCTGTTCCGCCGCGACGCGCGGGGCCAGCGCGTCCAGGTCAAGCCGGACGACCGGCTTAAGAGCCGGCCCAAGGCGCCCGCGGTCGCGGGGCTGTTCGTGAAGCCGAACCGGGCGCAGACCTGGTTCGAGTGGATGGAGCAGCAGTCGGTCGCCCATCTGTTGCGCGGCAACGCCTATGCGCCCGTCCGCCGCGATTCCCGCGGCCAGCCGGTCGAGCTGGTCCCGGTCAACCCGGACGCCGTGCTGGTGCTCGAGGCGGCCGACGGCGGGATCTTCTACAACGTCAACCGGATCGGCCTCTGGCAGTTGGCGATGCTGCGGGACTTCCCGCAGGCGATCGCCGCCGAGGACATGCTGCATCTGCGCGGCTTGAGCTTCAACTCGCTGATGGGGCTGTCGACCATCGGCGCGGCGCGCGACGCGATCGGCCTCGCCATGGGCCAGGAGCAGCAGGCCAGCCGCTGGATGAGCAACGGCGCCCGGCCCTCCTTCGCCCTCCTGGTCAAGACGCGGCTCACCGAGTCCGCCGCCAAGCGGCTCAAGCAGCAGTTCAACGACGTCGCGCAGGGGGTCAATAACACCGGGAACACGGTCATCCTCGAGGAGGGGATCGAGCCGAAGCCGCTGCAATTGACCGCCGCCGATCTCGCCTTCCTCGAGCAGCGCCAGTTCTCGGTGCCGGAGATCGCCCGATTTTGGAGGGTGCCGCCGCACAAGCTCGGCGCCGAGCTGATGCGCGGGATCAACGTCGACCAGGTGAATCAGGATTACGTGAACAACACGGTGATGCCGGACCTGCACCGCTGGGAGCAGAAATTCGCTGGCTATTTCGGCCTCGGCGAGCAGGCCCTCGAGGTCGACATGGACGAGACGGTGCTGCTGCGCGCCGACATCACCGCCCGTTACAACGCCGGCCGCATCGGCATCCTGACGTCGATGATGACGCCGAACGAGTTCCGCGCCGGCGAGGGCCTGCCGCCGCTGCCCGGCGGCGACGACCTGCTCCGGCCGGTCAACATGGCCTCCGCCGGCTCCGACATCACCGGGGCGGCGCCGGACGGCGCCGGCCGTCCGGCCGCCGGGGAGGGGCCGCACATGCCGGCCGCCGACGTGACGCAGGGCGCGAAGCCGGCAAGCGAGGACGAGGACGACGAATGAACGAGCGGATGAGTTTCGAGGCCTGGCTGGCGGCGCTCGAGCGCCAAATCGCGCGCCTTCCGACGCTCCACGGCCCCCTGCACGACGTGAAGGCCGAACTCGGCCGCCTCGCCGCCTATGCGCGGCGCGCGGGGCGCGGCGAGGGGCCTGACGCCGACACGGCGCCCGTCGACGCGGCCGACACGACGCAGGGCGCGGCCGACGCCGCAGCGCCCGAGCAGGGAGGCGGGGAATGAAACGCAAGTTCGCCGCCGCCGCCGTCGTCGCCGACGAGACGCTCGGGCCGCGCCAGATCCGGCTGCGCGCCTCGACGCCGACGCCCGACCGCGCCGGCGACGTGATGGTCCCCAAGGGCTGCGACGCCAAGGGCTACGCGGCCAACCCGATCATCCTGGCCGACCACGACCCCCGCCAGCCGATCGGCCGGGCGAAGCTGACCATCGGCGACGACGCCGTCGACGCGCTGATCGACTTCGCGCCCGAGGGCGTCTCGGCCAAGGCCGACGAATATTGCGGCCTCGCCAAGGCGGGGATTCTCAACGCCGGCTCGATCGGTTTTCAGCCGGTCGAATCCGAGCCGATCAAGGGCGGCGGCCTCCGCTACACGAAGTGGGAGCTCATGGAGATCTCCATCGTGGCGGTCCCCTGCAACCCCGAGGCGCTGGTGGTCGGCCGCTCGCTGGAGAACGCGACGCCAAAAGCGGACGCAACCTGGAAGGTCGGGGCGTCGCGCGCCCTGCCGATCGGCGGCGACGAGGCCTGGGACGGCCCGGCGGCCGAGGCCTCGATCTTCGAGCACGCCGGCTTCGACGGCGACAAGCCGGACTCGACCTTCGCCCGCAAGGGCTTCCTGGTCTACGACTCGGCCAAGCCGCAGGAGAAGGGCGCCTACAAGCTCCCCTTCGCCAAGGTCGGGTCCAACGGGAGGCTCACCGCCACGCCGTCCGGGATTCGCGCCGCCGCGTCCCGTCTGCCGCAGGCCGACATCCCCGACGACGTCGCCGAGAAGGCGCGCGCGGTGATCGACCACTACGAGGCCAAGATGAAAGACGACGGCGCCGAGGAGGGACGCCCGCGCCGCAACAAGTCGATCCGCAAGGGTCTCTGGGACGTGGCCTGCCTCGCCGAGCTGCTCCAGCGCCTGGGCTATCTGCACGACGGCGCGGTCTATGAGGAATCGATCGAGCAGGACGGCTCGAACCTGCCGAAGATGCTGGCGGAGGCGCTCTCCTCGCTGGCCGCCGCCTTCCTGGCGATGAGCGAGGAGGAGACCCGCGAGCTGCTCGAGGGCCGCGAGATCGCGGTCGTCGGCGAGGACGGGATCGAGCTTTCCGCCGCCGCGCCGGTCGTCAAGCGCTTCGGAGCGCTGCGCGCCAAGGCCGGCGCGGTGCTGTCGGCCGAGAACCGCGAGCACCGCGACCAGGCGCTGAAATGCCTCGCCGCCGTCGCCAAGTGCATGAAGGCGATGGACGGCTGTCACGACAAGGCCGCGGAAATCCACGAGACGAACCGCGACCTGATGGACGAGCTGCAGGGCCACATGGGCAAGGCGGCCGAGCACATGAAGGCGCTCGGCAAGAAGAAGCCGAAGCCGGGCGAGGGCGACGACGCCGACGAGCCCGGCGCGACCGACGATTCCGACGCCGCGGACCAGGGGGGCAACGAGGAGCTCGCCCTCGCCGCGGCGCGCCGCAAGCACGAGGCCGACGTCCTGCGCCTCAAGGCGCGCTGACCCGTAGAATTCCCGCGACAGGCGGACGCCCTTTCCGGAGCGCTTGGGCAACGCTGAACGTGAGACGCCGCATCCCGAAGAAGGAAGGCCGCCAATGGCCATTCATGAACTGCGCGCCAAGCGCGCCACGACCTTTGACGCCTTCGCGGCGCTCGCCGCCAAGGCCGATTTCGCGCATCGCTGGAATGACCTGCTTGGCGCTCAGGAAAAAGACGACGAGCTGACCATCGCGTCCAACGCCGCCGCCGGCCTCGTCCGCGCCGGCAAAGCGAGCGGAAACCGATGCCGCGCTTCTCCAGATTGGTCACCGTTTCGATCAGATGCGGCAGTGACCGGCCGAGGCGATCGAGCTTCCACACGACCAGAGCGTCACCTTTCCGCGCATAGGAGCCGGCGCTCTCGATCAGCTTGGCGGCGGCGGCGGCGATCGCAGGTTTGGTCAGGCCGATCACCCTTGTCCAGCGCCGTGACTTCGCCAGCTCCACAGTCATTTGGGAAACGGATTTTCGCGGCACGGAGACCCGAGGTCGCATTCGAGGGCAGGGTGCGGCAAAACCGCTGAAATGGCCGCCGCAGAC